GGAGGTTGTTGCGGTATTGTTGCGCTTCCAGCAAATGGCACAACGCCAGAAGATGAAGGCACAGCAACAGCAGGCGAAACACCAGCAGCAGCAACGGCACTTGTTGGGAATGTAAACGCACTAAAGCCTGAAGTGTCTAGGTCTAGCGTTACTGAAGATACAGTTGAGCTATTTGTGACGCTTAAAACACGTGCAGGAACTAAGTTAGCTTCAATCATTCCATACTCTTGAGGTACTCTTAAGCTAATGATCTCACCAGGGGTGTAATCATTTTTAGCTGTAAAGAATACAACCGCTTGCGCTGCTTGAGTGATGTTTGCAATATAGCTCCAACGAGGATACATGAGGTTAGGAATGTATTTTTTTACAAAACCAGCCGTTGCATCCGCTGCAAATGTAATACCAGAAGAGGCCATATAGCCAAGAGTGATAGATACGTTTGCCGTTACCGCTGTAACTTGAAAGCTATATCCTGCAATTTGTAGCTCACCAGTTGTATTGATGAGTCTTACATAATCACCAACAGCGATATTACCAGTGTTTGCCATTGACACGACAAATGTACCGGCAATACCTGTGATCGCAGTTGTTGCAAGAGAGGCAAAAGAAGGGGGCGCTGCTGTATCAATCAGTGTAAAACCACCGCTTGTTACTGCCTCAGAAGACAAAGCACCTGTTACGTTTGCTTGGTCTGTTGTCTGGGCTGCACCTGCTGCCATGCCTATTCTATACCAGCTTTCAACGCTTGTTTCAGCTGCATCATCGCCCCATGCTGTGCGGTTTCTGATCCAGAATAGATCAGGAGCGCAAGATAGAGCTACTTGTTTACTTAAAGTGGAATCGGAAGTAAAAGATCCACCTTCAACGATTTGATATGGTAGCATAATTTCCTCCTTAAATTCCTGTTGATCTTAGGTTTTGGATCCAAAGATCGTTTGTAATGCATTGCAAACCTGTTACTTTCAACAATTTACATCGTTTACTGACTACTAACAATTTTAGTAGCGGGGAAACTGCTTCAAATCTCCCTCTTAAACTTTCATTTAAGATCGGACTGTCGCTTCTCTTATAAAGAGTCCTCACACTCAGTCTCTCAACGTGATTATATTTTTTTATGTATGTACATATGGCAACTTTTGCAAATCCAAATGACTTCCAATGGTTTTTCATAATCTGCATGATGACCATCAAGAGGCATGTTTTTAATGCCACATATTTGACAGTAATCAGTTTGTTTAATCTTTCCATTTGATAATGCGACTCGATATTCTTTATAGGCTTTATGTTTGTGAGGGTTTTCAATTTTATCAATTTTTTGCTTTTCTCTAAGACGTTCGCAATTTTTTTCATAAAATTGTTTATCTTGCTCACGAATTTTTTCCCTATTATTTTGTCTATACCTTGTGCGTATTTCATTTTTCTTTTCTGGATTGTTTTGTCTCCATTCTTTTTCCAATCTATAATTGCATTCTTTGCATCTGGAGTAATATCCATCTGAATAAGAACTATGTTTTGGAAAATGTTCATATTCTTTAGTTACCTTACATAATTTACAAGTCTTCATGCATTGCCTCCTTTTTAAAGGATTATAATACACTGCATCATAAAAAGTATAATCTTCGTCCCTGTTACCATAGTTATATTGTCACTATATAACCTTAGGCGTCCAAGTTAATCAGTGAAGATTAATTTTTAGTTTTTTGGCTTATGCAGCCTCCAAAAACCATCCCAGAGCCAATTTTACATATTCACCCTGGTAAAAGGAACAGCCCGCTGTATGCCGGAGCGAGGTTTGTTACGTCCAGCAGGCTAAAAACGGGTAAGTCTTCTCAGCTTACCTCCACACCTTTCGTTGTGTGGATCGGAGTACCGCATATCCCGAAGGATCCCAATTGCTTACTGCTCTCACGCTGCACGCTTTACGCTGCTTGCGCCTTGTCGCCATGGCTTTCGCTGTAGGCTTCCAAGTCAATCAAATCGGGTTTTACTTGCACACTCAAAATTTTATTTATGCAAGGGTCATTGTTGTACCCAGGAGGCAGATAAATAAATCTAGCCTTACCGCCTGCTTGCCACGTCGGACACTCTACAGGCTTAAAGTGTCCGTGCTGTTACTTTATGACCTATCTTACGATAGGCGGGCTGATCATTTCTGCCAGCCTCCTTATGTTTCCATAAGGATCGGAACATCGCTTCATCTTTCGATGTCCTTTCGCTTGTTCTCTCAGGCTGCACATCTTTCGATTGCTTGCCCCTTATTATCTTCAGCATTACCTGTTAAGACCTCTAAGACGATCAGAAAGGATTTATAGTGGCCTGGGCTTATTACTCGAACCACTTTATACGATTCTTTAGCAGCAACGAAGCAGTTAGCCACATCGTTACCAAGCAAAGAAGCCGCTGGGGTTACGCTACCTTGTTCTGAAACAAAGAAACGCACGTTGTTAACACCGCCCCATTCTGTTGATCTAACTGTTACTTTTTATGACCTATTGCTAGGCGGAGGGTCTTGTTATTCCCCTCTCCAAATCTTTCGAATTGGTTCGGACTATCGCTTGCCTTTCGGCTCTAACCGCTTAGTCTCTTACGGTCCTTTTCAGGTTCCGCAGTGTCACCGACGTATTTACGCTACGGCTTCCACCTCAATCAGGTTAGATTTATAGACACCATCAAAGTTTAGCGTCTGGTCAATTCTTGGATATTGAAACTTACGAATAAAGCCTGTCATATTATTTAAAACAGGGATCATTCTTGTAGATAACATACATCCATAGCTATCACCAATCGGTGAAGTCATTTTGTTACTTTGTAACCTATTTCTAGGCGAGCAAATCATTTCTGTTTGCTTCTCTACCTTTATTTATTCGTAGAGTTCGGACTATCACATACCATATCGAGCTTATCCTCGACATGGTCCTCAGGGTTTAGTCTCTCACGCTGCATGCTTGAAGCTGCTTGCGCCTTGTTAACCTTCAGTTGCTACGCTGCAAGGCACTTCAAGTCAATTACCCAAGGTTTTATTTCGGCACTTATTTTACCGAATTTGAGGTCAGCTTCAACGATGTTTGTAATGTATTCCGCAGAGTTGTTTTGCAGTACTGTTACAACGTCGTCAATATCGGTTACCGTCATTTCTGTTGGTAAATCGCCGTTTGTACCCCCCACACAGTTTATGACCGATGCAGTAGCTTCGAGAGCATCTCTTACGAGTACGTCTTGAGTTTCTCTAAGTGCTTGGCCTAAACGGGCTGCAGCGCTATTGAGAACTGGATCTTCGTTTGTGATTGTTACTTGGCGTGTAAGTACAGTATAAGTTGCATAAACACGCACTCTACAATCCACATCAACACGGTTTAGTGCTTGTGGTGGTGGATTAATCTGTGCGTCATCAAGAGGCACTGGGAATAGATCTAAGCGATCATATCTAGATTGTCTATCGATAAAACCTTGGTTATCTGGAAGCTCTACAGGAGTTGCAAATAACATGTGAACAAGATTTCTTTCAGGAGTAGACAACAATTTAGCGTTATACCTCTGTTGTATTTGTGGAGGCATTGTTGCGATTGAAACTGTCATAGTTCTCTCTTAGTTAGTAAGAGTAACCAGACCTTGAAGCGTATTCCATCATCTCTTTGTAAATTGCTGCCCTTTCTGCGTCAGTAGTTTTGAAGGCTTGAGCCATAGGCCTCTTATCGTACGCTTGAGGTGTTTGAACGGTTTTAGCGTTCTTCTCAATCTTCTTGTCTACTTCTGCAACACGGCGTGCTTGTGGCACTTTATCAGCAATACCAAGAGCCTTGATGTACTTGTAAGACTGTAGACCGATTTTATAGGGGTCTTTCAGTCCTGCAATGGTTTCCGCTAAATCAGGGTCTTGTTTCTCTAAAATTGCTAATGTTTCTTGGTTAACGATGTCGTCAAAGTCGCCGTATTGCCTTTTGAGCTTATCTAGAAAGTTTGCTTGCTCTTGTTGTTGCAAAATCTTTTGAGTTTCTGCTTGAACAATTGCACGAGCTTTCTTTTCAACTAACTGCTTAACTTTGCCCACAGGTAGATAGTCATCGTCGGCTATGCCTTCAAATTCATCTACTTCTTTAGGTGTCAGTTGTTGCTTTAGTTGTTCGATAATCTCTGCTTGCGATCTAGCGATCTGCTTGAGTTCATCGTGCGATCTACGCATCTCTCGCCAGTTTTTCTCTTGCCAATCGTCTTGGCTTTTAGAACTAGCTTGAGGAGCATTAATCGCTTCCTCATGGTCTTGAGCTTGAGGTTCAACGACTTCCTCGTATTCGTTTGGAGCTTCTTCCATGAATTTTCCTTTTGGTGGCGAGCCATTAACAGCCGTGTTATGTGTTGGTGAGACACGTTACAACCAGAAAAAAGAACGATTGTTTCTTTTTTAATTGCTATGTAACACCAGAAAATTTTATTTTCTAGATAAATTTTACCCGGGGGTGTATGTGATCTGTTCACAATGTAGCGTAGACAAAGAACCGTCTAATTTTTTACACCTAATGGGAAGAGATGATACTATCTGTAATAAGTGTACTTATCAAAATAAAATGAAAAAAACTATTCTAGATGAACCTGACAAGAAATGTTTGATTTGTAAAACTATTGTCAAAGGCAGGCGCTGGAAATTTTGCTCTGAGAAATGTGCAGAAGAGGGAAATAGACTAAATATTGCAGGTAATTGGAGGCACAAAATAAATGCGCCTCAAGTTGACTGGAGAAAGCTTAAGCTTTAAATTAGCATTGAGCTAATGTTTTATCTTTCCATTTTGGATTAGCTTCCCAGTCGCCCATCATGTTCTTGTGGAAGCCAAAGTGATACAAATCAATGCGTTTCCATGCTTTAAGCTGTGTTACAAGCTCATGAGGGAATAAAAGTTCATTTGCCAAAATATTGTGCATTTCAGCGGGGTGCGGAAGATCCCAACAAAATCTAACTTCATGTGTACTAGGATCAGTCCAAAAAACAGCGGTGCCAGCTTCAGGATATGGCCTAAAGGCAAATTTGTTAAGCATTCGACGTAAAGCCTTTTCCATTTGATAGTCCCACTTTTCGTATACTTGCACGTAAAAAGGTTTGCCATTAAACGGATCTGATTGCAAAGCCTCATTTAAATCATCTACAAAGCTTTTCAAAAACATTTTGCCAACATCTGCTACGGTTGCGCCTTCAAGATCTTTTTTGTTTTCTATCTGAGCATCACGATATATTGCCCCCACGGTTTTACGTGAGGGATCAATTAAGCTTTGGTTTTCAAATTCAGGTTCGCTTTTATGCGCACTTAGATTTTCCATTTTTACCTTTAGCTTTTTCGCATACTTGTGGAAGTTCTATTTTCGGTTTCTTTTTAGCGAATGCTAAGCTTTCTTTTCTATATTCTTTTAAAATGCGTGTAAGATGTATGGAGGCTACTCTTACGCGCTGTGCAGCTGCATAATTGTACTTCTTGTTTAAGTTACAAATAAGTTCGCCTTCAATAAATTTTAGAGTTTCTAAAATTTCGTTTGTGATAGTTACAAGTTTATCAGTGTCTTGTACTAGTGTTTTGCATTCTTTTTTCTTAGCCATCAGAGATTCCTATAAGTTAAAAAAGAGGTATAACTATCTAAATTATACCTCGAATTATTCAAAGTCTCTGACTATACATGACAGCTATTTTTTTGGCATCTTTAATTTTGGCTTTTGCGCACTTCGTCTCGATTGCTGATCTTTTTTATCGCCATAAACTTTTTGATCAAAAGTCTCCATAGCCATTGTAACGGGATCAGCATCAATTGAGCCTTTTTGCACAGGCACTTTGCAAGCCATTTTTTTTGGCTTTTGCTTAATCATGAATATCTGCCTTTATAAGATTGCTTTCTAATATCTTTAGCCATGCCTTCTTGATGTCTATCTTGTCTAGCGATGTAATCTGTAGTTGTGCCATACTGGCTTTCTGCAAATGCATTCATTGGTTTTTGATAATCTGATACGTGCGGAGACATATCGCCGTTAACGTATCCTGCTTTAGATAGTTTGTCCATAATTCGCCTCTTGGAGTTGTTGTGTTTGTTGTTCTTGCGGTAATTGTAATTGCGGGCTCGGTTGCTGCATCTGTATTGATTGCTGCACTGCTTGCTCATTCTTTTGTTCAATTGATTGTACTATAGATAACGCTTTCTGAAATTGGTCTAAATCAATATTTTGTATTTCTTTTATTGCTTTAACTAAATTGAGTGTTGCGCCTGTTTTATCTTCTTCTGCTCTATTCAATCGTTCAAAGTTAAGTGTTTGATCAAGTTGTATCTTAGCCATTCTTTCTGCTGCTAAGCTTTGTTGAGCTTGTGAGTAGCCTTGTTTCATTGCATTGTCGCCGGCAAGCTGTTGCATTTGCAATTGAGCCATTGCTTGCGCTTGTTGCGCTTGACCAACTTCCCGAGCTTTAACTTTTTCAAGCAGTTCATCTTTACCTTGTATTGTCATCTTTGGAAGTATGTCAGACCATTCAATGGGCGCGCCCATTTCTTTAGCATAAAGCAACTGTTGCACTTCTAATTGCGCTTGAGATTCGGTTAACACACCTGGAACTACTTTACAGCCATATTTAAAAAACGCTTTGTTGTCAAATTCAGCTGTAGGCTCTTCACCTATGATTCTTTTTATTTTTCCGTAAGTCCAATTTTTCTGTATCATCTCTATAATGATATCTCCACACAGCCTTTGGGACTCATCAAACTGATCAAATAGCTTTTGAAGTGTTGTAAGGCCTGCACCTTGGCGTAGCATTGATAGAATGCCAGCTTTATCATCTACAGCCGAACCAAGAAGCTCTTCGTTGACGCCAGAGATCTCCATTACTAATGTTTTTAGCTGCTCTTCCATTTGTATCATCGTCGGCGCAGGCGGAATGATCGGCATTGGCTCTACGTCAGACATTTGAAACTTAGGATCTATCGATAAAACACGTCCATTGCCTTGGTTCAGAGCATCATCAGGAGTAACAAGAGCCCCTTTCTTTACTTTAAGACCCATTTGTTGACTTTCTAGTATATCAAGCGAAGTTACCTTTAAACGTCCAAATAAGTACTGAGCGTCCCTAAGGTCCCTCACAACCCCTCTAAACTTGTATGCGTAGTATGGTGTGTTTGGTGAGAAGTACGCTAAAAACGGTACGTAAGGGTATCTATCGAGACCGTAGGGGTTTGGTTCATCTATAAGTACTCGATCGTTAATTATTATTGCTCTTCTAACTGTCGGCTTGTTTTTCTTTATTATTTTTAAGCGATCTTTAAACTGTATTTTGATCATCTTAAAGTCTTCGTCTGTGCCTTCCCATTCTTGACACTCTTCAGTTTCTTTATCAACTAAATAAACCGCTTCACGTTGCGACAAATACCAATACTCATCGAAGGCTATGAGGTTCGGAAATTGTATTTGATAGACTTCAGGCATGTAATAAAACTTATCATCTCTATACGTGCCTTTCGGCATACTAAGAATTTCATCAGCAAACTGAGGATATAGTAAAGAAGCTTCTTGCCTATCAAAGAATTGTCTTGTCCAAACGTACCTACAATCGCTTAAGTCGTGGCATCTAAAGTAGGGATCAATCAATATGCTTTTAAAATCTACATATTTAACCTTGATATCGCCGCTAACAGGATCGTTTGTTGTATCTTTGTAAATGCTTATGAGCCCTATACCTTGAGTAAGCGCACCTTTTTCAAATGCATCAGAGTATACCTGATAAGCTCCTGCTTGGTTGTGAACGTGATACAAACATTTGGTAAGCTGGTCAGCTGTCTTTTGCATCGGTGACAGTGTTGGAATGCATACAGTAGACTTGCGATTCCTTCTCTGATACCCTGAAATCATCTGCACAACACGATTGATCAAGTTAAAGTTGAAAATCTTTCTTCTGTATGTAGCAACACCCGGAAATATCAAGCCCCAGAGGTCTTGATCAGACATTGCAAAGCGATCGTCTAGATCAGCTTGATACCATTGCGTTTGTAGTATGTTTATAGAGTCAGTATAGTTCTTCTCCATACTTTGACGAAGCGATTGAGAGAAAGAAGAATTGGGCCAGAATAGTGGATCGTTATTGCGCATAGTACCTTTATCTTTTAGCTTAATATCTCAAAAGAAAATTACAGATGCAATAAAAAAGGGCCTAAAATTAATTAGACCCTACCTCACGCGGAACCCGCACTTTAACCGATCCTATCGTATCTAATTGCTTGTTAAATCGCAAGCTAGCATTCGTTCATACAGCTCAAAACAAAAAACAAATAAAGTGCGCTAGCTTGCTAAGATCCCCAGAAGTTTCTAAGTGCTTTATAGTCGTTTTCTACGCTACCTTGAGCAGCATTAATTAAAGAAAGGCCTTCCGACATATACCTTAGGGCATCGCATGCATGAGAAGACCAGTCATGCCTTGGCTTATTGCTATAGACTTTGTTCTTCATATCATAGTCTTTATGATAACTTTCGATAGCCTTTAGCAGTTTATCGCATCGTGTGCTAATCATTAATCTAGATGACATGAGAGCTTTGACGCTTTCAATGCCATCAGCAATGAGATTACGCTTCACAGTAGTCACAGGTATTTGCAAGTCTTCTAGTATCTCTCTACGTGTGCATCCTGTAGAAAGTCCGTCAATCTGCTCTACATCGTGCGGAAAAAGGTTATATCCGTATCGGTAGGGCTTTGAAGCTATTATAGACTTCATTTGCGCTAAAGTCTTGTTATTGTGTTCTTCGTAGTCAATTATCTTTACGCTTCCTGCGTCTATTTGAAAGAATATAACAGCTGTTGAGTCGTCCCAACCTAAATCCCATGCTGTATGAACCACTTTGTACTCATCGTAGAATAGCTCTGTAATTCGCCCCTGCTGTTCCATCTTTAGCAGTAGTTTAGCGTAGTATGAGCCCTCGACACCCCTATCGAAACTGCAATAATATTCCTGTTGAATAAGCTCTTCGCTCATGTTTTCTTTACGTTCTTGCTCAATGTCTTCTTGAGTCAAAACATCTGTGTCTTCAACTGTGAGAAGCTCGCAAAACCATTCTTCGTTATCTCGTGCAAGCCTAAACATGTCCCAAAAGTGATTACGCCCTCTTGGCGTAGATATGAAGATAGCAACGCCTTTATTGACCTTCAGGATTGGCCTCAAGTAGTCCCATGCGCTTGGATCTTGCAAAGCATACTCAGAGAACACAATAATTGATGGGTTGGTTCCTACTATGCTGTCGATGTTGTCAGAGCCTATAAGCTGTAAAAGAGAGCCATTTTTAAAGCGTACTTTCATTTCTTGAGCGTTCTTTTGAGCAATAATTTGCGTCGGTATGTAGTCTATGATTCGAAAACCATCGCTATTAATTGCATCCCAAATAGCTTTCTTTGCTTGCGCGTATGAAGGAAACACATAGAAGCAAGTTTTAGTACTTTTAGCTAGCTCTTTGATGACATAGTTAAGTATCGTGACATCTTTGCCCCCTCGCCTGTGCACGACCCAAACGGCACGCTTTACGCCGTTATCTAGAGCCTTCAAGATTGGCAACTGATATGCCCTTGGCTTATAGTTGTGAGGCAAATTTATCGTCATACTCTCTTATAAACTTGTGTGTAGAACTCTCTTTGGCTTAATTCTTCTAGCAGCTCTAAAAACAGCTCGTCAATATCGTCTTGCGACACAAATCTTTTTTTAAACGTAACAATCCTTTCAAGAAACTTACTGCAAAATTGTTTTATTTGCGCAGATTTATTTTCTTCTACAAGTGCTCTCAAGGGATTATGCGGAAAGAAAAAAAAGTAATGAGCTAAGTTATATTCTTTGCAAGTATCTACAACTTCAACAAATGCTTTCACATTAAGTGTATAATGCGATTCATCTATTGAGCATTCTAAGCGTGCAACGTTTTTTAAATTAGACAGTATGTTTTTATCAACTTCAATAAAAGTTAAGATATCTTTTTCCAACTCTCTACTCCGTACAAATAATTTTTGGTACTATCTAAAATCCACTTATCATATTCAGAATATCTTGCAACATGAAACTCATCTGCGATTCTAATTAGTACGCTGTCTGAGACGAGCTCATAATTTTCTAGCATATGTTTAAGCACAGGTTTTTCTTCTTCTACATCAATCCAAGCCATAATTTCACTTAATTTGTTTGTAGCTACACTTTAATAAGCTTGTTTCTTTTTTGCAAGAAATTCGTCACAACTTAAAAGAAAGCTTAATAGTAATTGTATCAGCAACAAATTTAGCATTGCTTTGCGCGCTTTTTACAAGCTCTTTTAGCTCTTCGCTTTCTTCACTTAAGCTAATGTCTCGTGAAACAATAAAGCTTTGCTTATACGTGCAATCTATGCTTTTTAACGTAATGTCTAAATCAATCATTTTTACGCTTCTTTGTTTTCTTCTCAATCTCAACGTTTTTATAGTCTGCAACGTTAACTACAACGTTATTCGCACTCTCTTTCGTCTCATATTTAGCTTTTAGCTTGTACTCTAGCTCTTTATCTTCGTCTTCTTTTCTTTCTAATCCAGTATCGTACATACGTATAATGCGATGATAGTAACTTGCGTTAATTTTATTCTCAGCAAGTCTCTTGTGTAAACGCACTGAAATACGCTGTTTAGCATAGTTAACCGCCTTTGCGAATTCATCACTCTTTTTCTTGAAGTCCCAGAGCTGCTCGTAGAGCAGTTTATTAGCATTCATCCACTCTAAGAGTATGTATGAATCATCATTATCAGCCCATGTTCGCAAGCTTTTTGCTAAATTGCTTATTACATAACTATTATATTTATATTCAGCCATCTTAACCCTAATAATTTTTTCTTTAATCTAATTATTTTACGAGAGAAAAGCAACTTATTTTTCTTTTTATTTACAAATCCATTGCTTTATTTATAGCGTATTTGCTATATTAATACTCATAACAAACAATGATATGTTTAACAAAAAAAGCTTAGAATAAAAGGGATACTATGACACTAATTAATTTCGACAAACTTGTAGAATTTACAAAAGATTATGCAAAAAACTTACAGAGCAACACTACATTAATTGCAGATTACGAACAGACAATATTTGAGCATCAACTTTCTGAACTTAAAAGAATTCGTGACTTCGAAGAAGATGCACGTGATGATTACTATAGCTCACTTGAAGAAACAAACGACGACGACTAACAATTGCTTGCGGAATAACTATAATTAGTTTATATCTTTTTTCGTTACTGTCTTTGTAACATCATCAATGCCCCTCATTTGAGGGGTTTTTTTTTACACAAAAGGGAAATTATGGTAACTATACAAAAGAAACAAAAAAAAGTTTTTAGAACAGATAAAGAAAAAAAAGAAATTGTCAAAGATTTCGTTTTATCAAAAAAAAGTATTACGAGATACGCAAAAGATAACAATTTGCCATCATCAACTTTTTGCAATATTTTAGCGCAACATGCGGATTACAAAAATAAGCTTTTACAGAAAACAGATGAAATTGAAGTAAAAGAAAATGAAGTAAGTAGCACTTTTGAAAAACAGATGAATTTATTTAAAAGGGCGAAAAAGTTTTGGTATATTAATTTTTCTTTAAACTTAATGATGTTAATTGTTTTAGTTGTGTATTTGATAAAACGCTAGCACACGCAGTAACATGCACTAGCGAGCTTAGAAAAGGGATCTTATAGAAGATTTCTAACTCTTTCGAGTATATCTATCGTTCAATTTAAAGCAAATAAATAATGCGCGCTCGTTACGTCGGTCGCGCGCTTTCATTATTCTAGACAAAAAAACACATCATTGATAAGCTGAAGACATAAATCAACCTAGATTTAATCTTGCGCTAAGTAAGTTCGCCAAAATAAAAAAGCTTACTTAGCATTTTTCTACAATCTCAATCTCTATAGCATATTCTTTCGGCTCTCCTCGAGTCTGATAATATTGCCATTCAAAGCCCCTGTAACTATCCATCATCCCATTTCTGCTTTTGGGGAAATACTTTTTCGCTATAGCATCACGTATATTCTTGAAAGCTATTGTATTGTTGTCACTATCCCATGAGCGGGGTGCAATTCTCGTAAGCTTTACAACTACAGGAAGAGGAGGTAATTCCTTAAGAAAGCTATTGACGATTAGGTATTCTTGCCTAACACGTTTCATACGTGATTGCCAGTGTTCATATGAATTTGCAATTGGGAATAGCTTATAAGGGATCTTTACTTTCATTTTCTTGCTCGCACTGTGTAATTATATCGCTAAACTTGCTTTTAAGTATCTCAGAAGTAACTTTATTCAAATAAAACATCGCAGATGAAAGCCTGAAGGCGTTTATTGGTTTTTCATTTAAAGCATCGTAAAAGAGCCGATTACCGGCTCTGTAGTCTCTTACAAGTGCTTTGTAAATCTTATCTCTATTTTTCATCTATTCGATATTCCATCCTCAAGCATTTTTTTCTATCACTTTGCCGACATCTTTATCGAAGTTAAACTCTAGTAGTCCTGTAGGGCCAAATCTATTTTTCTCTACGATTACTTCAAAATTCGTTAAGTAATAATCGTCTCTTTTTTGTACGTTTTCATGAAGCAACAATATTAAATCTGCATCGGCTTCTATTTGTCCGCTGTCTCTTAAGTCACTCTTTGTTGGCCTGCGATTTTCTTTTTCGGATGCTCGTGAGAGCTGGGAAAGACATATAATTGCGGTCTTAGTATCTTTTGCAAGGCATTTTAGCTCACGAGTTAGATAGCTTACTTCATTAGTTTTGCTATCGAAGCGTTGACGATTTTTAATAAGTCCCAAATAGTCTATAAACACGACTTTAACTTTGTGCTTTCTTACATGCTCTTTAACTGATTGTACAAGGTCATTAATATACATGCTTTCATCAACTGCATGAAAAGGCGTTTTCTTTAGTGTTTCAGAAATAGCGCAAAGCTTTTTATATTGATCTTCATATATCAATCCTTCTTCAACTTTTTTCATCGATAGATTTGCTAAATTACATGTCATTTTTGTTGAAAGTGCTTTGCCCGGCATCTCAAGAGATATAAACAAACAAGGTATTTGCTTTAGAATAAGATTCAAGCATACATTTAAACTAAAAGTAGTTTTCCCAACGCCTGGTCGAGCTCCAATTATCACTAGATGTTCTTGAGTAATGCCCGAGGTCTTTAAATCTAAGCTCTGATAGCCCCAAGACAGACCGTTCATTGGTAATTTATTTTGTTTGCGCAATTCCATAACTTCTTTTACATACTCCTGAAAAGTTTTATCCCCTTTGTAATTTTCGTATAGTTTTGCGAAAGTTTTTGATTCGCTTTTAATAAAAAGCGGCAAATCTAATTGCTTCTTAACATGATCGTCTCTTTCTTCAGCTATTGAAAGTGGGTTTTCAGCGATATTTCTTAAGTAACTGTTTGTTTCGTTGCAAGACTTTCGACACGATGAATATTTTTTAAGAATCGTTAGTCTATCAGATACTTCAATATCGTAGCTTGCACTAGCTAACAAGCTTTCAATAAAGCTTAGAGTAATATTATGTTTTTGCAATCTTTCAGCTACTAAGAAATGATCGCCGAGGAGTTGATCTTTTTTAATCTTTTCGAGCTCTTCGAAAATCTTGCGAAAAGTTGGTTCTTGAAAATCATCCGCTACTAAATTTCTTAAAATTTCATCACGCATATCGAAGTCAAATAACGAACAAGCTATTACTTCTCTTTCTGCTTCTATGTTTATCATCGCATCTATGTTATTTTGCATTTTAGGGCATCGTCCTTGCGTTAAAGTCTTTGGTTAGTGTGTTGGGTTAGCTAAGTGTATTCACTGCCTTAAAATCGAAATTTTGGGCATTCTGTAACATTTCGTTATTTAAGATGGGAATTTCGGGATACTCTTCTTTTTTTTCAAAAGAAAAAAATTCTCTTTTATTTTGTTTAGTTTCTTTTGTGTGTATGATTTTTAGACTACATAAATTATTTTGATTAGACTCCCCCTGTGTGATTTTTAGACTACCTGCAAATAATTTTTTTATATTTAATTTAATGACGTTTGTTTGATCAATTTTTTCTTTAGTTGTTCTATCTATAAATATAAAATTCTGTTCTTCAAGAGACTTTAAACAATTAATGCATGTCTGCTTAGTTAGACCGCTCATTTCTACTAGCTGTGATAGAGAGATTTGGTCTTCTAGTTTTTGAAAACCTAGCGTTTTTTCAAAAATGCAGATGATCACAAGAAATTGAGACGGAGCTAATTTGTTGCGATAATTTTTTAGAAAATGTCTCGGTATTGCTAAAAACCCTTCATTGTAATTTTCACTAAAAGAAAAACTTTTTTTATTCATCTTTAACACCAAACAATTTTTCAGTATTAAGTATATACTTATTTGTTTGATGTCTATTGTTTGAAACAACGTGTTTTATTCGAAAAATATATTGTTTTTGTAAAAGTTTTTCTAAACTTGTCACAATAGTTTTTTTTGCTAAATTTGCATATTTAGACATTTCAATAAGTGATATTTCATCTATGAATTCAGAATTCAAAGATTTATATTTTGCATGTCTGAATAAACAAATCATAATAACAAATTCTGATGGGGATATTTCAGTTGAAAAATTGTCTAAAAAATAATTTGGGATACACGTATAACCATCTTCATACAGGTCAGCTAGAACAAGATTATCATTACTCATAAATACCTCTAAGTATTTACAAACTTATTTAACTATTGCAATAAAACAACATTTGTTATTATTTTAATAGCCCCCATTGAGTTTGTAAGTTAATTATTGGGGACCCCGACATTTAGTTTAATATGGTTAAATGTGGGATTCAATGCGCTTCGCGCGACTCATATCGCAAAATATGAGACACAAAAAGCCCTAAGAGGTTAGTAGCTCTTGGGGTTTTTCTTTTTTCGCATTACTTTAAAAAATCTATGTTGTAAGGTAAAAGTATTTAAGGAGCAAGTAAATATGAACTTTTGCCCAAAAAAACCCCCCTCGACGTGGAGAGAGGTTATAAAAGAATTGTATCATAGCGCAAAAAATGATGAAGTTGCGCTCGCAATAGTTTTGATGTGGGGGTTTTTACTAGCTGTCTTCGTTATTATGAAACTTTTCACTGTCTAAGTACTCTTGAGCTAAATCTTCAAGTGTAACTTCGCCCCTTGTAGCTTTAATAATATTAGAAGCTATGTATATGCTTGATGGCGCATCTTGCAAACTCCATCTGTGTAATACTCTCGGTGTCGATCCAACGGCATCAGCTAACTTTTGATATGATACTCTATTTTTTTGCATCCAGTCCTTTAATCTCATATATAATCCTTTGTATTTATTTAATTGCATGTTTATAGCGAGTATGCTACATTATAGTTTTATTAATTTCAAGAGAAAGTAAAATGGAAAGTTCACAAGAAACAAAAGATTTAGATGAAGCAATTGCAATTGTTCAACAAGAAGTAAAAAAAGCTATTAAAGATAAAAAGAATCCCCACTTAAAAAATGAGTACGCAAGTTTAGAAAGTATCATTGAAGTATTACGGCCGATCACTGCAAAGCACGGCATTTCAGTAATGCAATACCCCGAGTACGATGGCACAAACTACTTATTACGCACTCGTATAGCACACAAAAGCGGACAATTTATAATCAGTGTAATGCCTTTGCTCATGGCAATCGTTGACATGCAAAAATTCGGTTCAGCAATAACTTACGCTCGTAGATATGCGCTAAGTTCTATATTCTGTATAGCAACTGGTGAAGATGACGATGACGGCGAAGCTTGTAAAAAAGTTGTAGATTCAGATAGTTGTATAGAAAAAAAAGATCAAGTCAGACAACAGAAAATTGATCCTCCGATAAGCAAAACTCAAGAGAATACTATTTTGCATTTAGTGCAAAAAACTGGTTCTAATTTACAAAGTATTTTAGATCATTTTAAAGTAAAAGAAATTACGCAATTAACGCATGAAGAAGCAATTAAAATCATTAAACAATTACAAAGTAAATAGCTATGAAACAACTAAATATCATCGGGTTTCTCGGCAAAAACCCTGAATCACGATTTACACAGCAAGGGCAAAAGGTAACAACTTTCTCAATAGCATGCGGAAAAGATGAAGATACTTTCTGGATTAGATGCACAGCATTCGGCGATACACACGATAAGATGATTAGCTTTTTGAAGAAAGGCTCGCTTATTGGGGTGCAAGGTGATTTAAAGAAGCCACGAACATATGCAGACAAATCAGGAGCTACGCAAGTATCTTTAGAATTAGTCATCACTAATCTTTATTTCTTGCCCAGCAAATCAATAGAAAAAACCGCTTCTGAAATCTCTGTAACAGATGAGCTACCATTTTGAAGATACTACAATTAGAACAAGGCTCTAAAGAATGGATTGAGAAGAGAAAATGCTGCATTACTAGCACTGATGCAGCATCCATCATGGGCTTAAATCCATACAAGAGCCGAAAAGATGTGCTTAAACAAAAGCTTGGAGTTGCTCAAGAGCAAGAAGAAAACGAAGCAATGAGGCTTGGGCGTGAGCTTGAGCCAAGAGCTCGTGAAGTTTATATGCTTCAAGAGAATGTAATAGTTATCCCAGAAGTATGTGTTCATGATGAGTACTTTTGGGCTATGGCGTCACTTGATGGGCTAGCGGAAGGTGGGCAACATATTGTCGAAATAAAATGCGGTAAATCTGCTTTTGAGCAAGCACAAAGACGAGAGATACCCCAGTATTACCGCTGTCAAATGCAACACGCGCTATTTGTCACGGATCTAAAAGTATGTCACTATTTCTGCTTCTGGGAAGGAAAATCAATACTTCTTGTAGTGCATAGAGATGAAGAGTTCATTCTAAAGCTTATCGAAGAAGAGAAAAAGTTTTACGATGAAATGCTTTTTACTGATCCCGCAAGTTTGATTATAAATCAAAATGATGATAAACGCTTAGAAGAGGCGATTAAACGCTTCGAATATCATAAGCTAACTATTGAGTCGCATGAAGCATTAAAAGAGCTTGCAAAGCAAGAAATCATCGATCTTTGTGAGGGTAGAGATACTGAAGCTTTCGGCTACAAGATTACAAAGAATTACGTGAAGGGGCGTATTAAATACGATGCTATACCAGACATCACCGGCATTGATTTAGAGAAATATCGCTCTGAAGGTTCTGAGAACTGGACTATTAAAAAACTTAAATAAACCAAAGTGGTTTGGCCCTTAAGCAGACGAGGGCCTTTTTTTACGACATGTTTTTGTGACATTGAATTAAAAACGAGTTTATATATTTTATTATCAATATAAAAAAAAGTAAATGCATTATCATTAAAGGCAAAAGGAAATAAAATTGTGAAACCAAAAGTTATTTCACTGTTTGCTGGTTGTGGAGGACTTGATTTAGGATTTCATTTAGAAGGCTATGACGTTGTCTACTCGAATGAATTTAATAAATGGGCTGCTGATACTTACGAACTGAATTTTAAAGATTCAAAAGTTGATCGAAGAAGTATTTTAGAAATCGATCCTTATTGCGAGAAAAGCGTGCCTTCATGTGATATTGTGATTGGGGGATTCCCTTGTCAGGATTTTTCAATTATTTGGAAAAGACCCGGCTTAGAAGGTGATAGAGGTAGTTTATACAAAGAGTTTTTGAGGTTTATTGATGCAAAAAAGCCGAAAGCTTTTGTAGCAGAAAATGTGAAAGGGATTTTAAGTGCTAATAATGGAAAGGCAATACAGCAAATAATAAGCGACTTTGAAGCCATTCAGCCCGGGTATACACTTAGCATCAAGTTGTATAATTTTGCAGATTACGGTATTCCGCAGTTTCGACAAAGAGTATTATTTGTTGGAGTAAGAAACGATACATGTTTTGATTTTGAACATCCAACCCCTACGCACGGCCCAAAGGTTAATAAGCCATATTTTACGGCTGGTGAAGCTTTACATGAAGTTGAAAAAGTACTACACAATAATGAGCATATGAAAATCATGCCACGCACGAAAGAGATATTAGCTAAAATTCCAGAGGGAGGAAATTTCACTGACATTCCCAAAGATGACCCACATTATGTTAAAGGGATGATCAGCCTAATTTATAGAAGAATTCACAGAAGCGAACCTGCTAAAACATTAATTGCGGCAGGTGGAGGAGGAACTTGGGGATATCATTATCCGGAATTAAGAGCTTTGACTAATCGCGAAAGAGCAAGACTTCAATCATTTCCAGATTCGTTTGTTTTTTTAGGATCGGTTGGTGAAATACGCCGACAGATTGGAAATGCGGTTCCGCCCGAAGGCGTGCGATTGCTAGCTAGAAATTTAAAAGCATTGTTTAGCGAAAACTACAAAAAAGTTGATTTGTTGAAAAAAAATATGGAGCTTGCTCGAACCTCTGTAAAAAAGAGAATAATTGTAGATTATTTTGAGACTTCTGTTAATAAAGCCTGTTAAAATAAAAAAACTCAAACACTACCAATGTTTGAGTTTATTTGAACTTAAAGTTCCTACAAATAGATTAACTTTATTATGTAAAATTACGCAGTTTTTTTCAAGTTAACAATTCCATGCTTTTCTAGCTAATCGTAATCTACTTTTTGGGTCTTTTGCAGCTTCTGGAAACATTTCCATTTGGCCTTTACTGCGAGCGCAATAGGACTTTCTTCTAGCTTCATCTTTCTTTGTTTTGGGATTTGGCGCAGGTGGCTTTAGATTCATGCCTTGAGCTTTTGCTGATGCTCTACCTTTAGCGTTGAGCCCACCTTTGGGGTCTTTACCCTCTGAACGTTGCCAAGCAGGCGTTTTAGGCATAATTACTCACTTTGAAATTGTATATCATAAGTTTCATTAAACAATACAAATTGAGAGTTTTCATTTTCATCTGAAGGCATATCTTCGATATTATAAGACTCGTTACAACATAAAAAAATTGGAGTAGAATGATTGTGCTTAATAGTCGTTGCTACCCCAATCTTCTGATCTCCCTTTGAGATCATAATTATTCCTCGCTCATAGGCGTTAAATCAATGTCGATGCCTGTCTTATCTTCTAGCATAGCTTCAACAATTTCTTCAATGATATTGTCATCTTTGTAAGATTGACATGATGTGAAAAGGCATGCAATGCAAAAGTGAAGTAGAATTGTAAAGTAAATCATCTAATCTCCCCCTTAAAAATATCCAAATGAGCCACCCATGTATCTGGCAGAAATACTTATAGTATTGCCAACAGCTAAATTAGTGCAAGAAACTGTTATTGCGTTGTTTGCTGCCCCTGTTAGCGTCAAAGTGCTTGTATAGCCATTGTTTGTTTGATGATTTGCTAGCTGAGTTATGTTTGTAGCTATTAAAGAAGCTGCATAAACCGACATTAGACTAACTACATTGTGCCTAACAATAAGTGAATATGTGCCAGATCCTGCAAAGTTTGATGAATTTACTATTACTGAAAAATACACAGCATACATTTCTTGACCAGCTGGAAGAGCTGGTGGCGTCCAAGTAAACGTTAATGTTCCCGGTGCTCCTGTCTTCGTTTCTACTTGAGTATAGGAGCTAGTTATAAAAGTATCTGGAACCATTGGCGAATTCCAATACGGAACACCAGTTGGTATGGTATTATAAACAGGGTCTGCACCTGTAGATCCCATTAATACTTGGCCAGTTGTTCCAGCAGTTTTCCATTTGGGATCGTTGCCAGTTGAGCCAATAAATATTTCACCTGTTGCTCCTGCAGTTTTCCATTTGGGATCTGTTCCAGTCGAGCCAATAAATATTTCACCTGTTGCTCCTGCAGCTGTATTGCTAAACCCTGTGCCTGTACCTACAATTGGAGCATGGTTTGTATTGTTAGCTGTAATCGAAACAATGTTAGCAGCTCCCGATGTTTGAAGCCCTGTGCATCCAAATATCTCAAGAGTATTTCCTGCAACAGTTGCAGTTCCTGCGTTTGTATCAACATTAAGAAGCGTACTGCCGGTGAAATCAATTGTAATGGTATCACCAACTGCACTTGTGCTAATATCCGCACCGCCTACAATATTAATATTATTTACACTAGCCGTTGCAGTGCCTGCGTCAGATGTCAACGTATTTACTGAATCGTTTGCTATTAAAATCGTGTTGTTAACTGCAGAAGTGCTTATGCCTTGAGTGCCAAGCAAATTTATACTATTGTTTGTTGGTGTTGCCGTTCCTGCGTCTGTTACAACTTCGCTAATAAAATCGTTTGCATCCGATGCTTGTAGTTGCCAGTCCGCTTGATTGCCTGCAAGCGATAATAGTTTATACCATTTCTTTGTAGAGGGTACGTAAGCTTCATCTAAAAGCTGAAAGCCTCGCCAATTACTGCTATTAGGCGTATATTCAAATATATAGATTCTTGGGCTTCTAGCTGCATTAATAGCAAGATACTTTACATTTTGGCTATTTGTGGGACTTGTCATTAAACTACCTTCTTAATTACAATTAAATTGATCCTCTCCATGTACCAAAAAAGCAACTTTGATAATTAGCGTTACTTGTTTCAATAACACCAACAGTTTTAGTATTGTTAAATATTGCTACTGATACATTCACAGTGTCAGTAGCTGAAAAATTTGTATCAAAACTAAAAGGTAAAGAGACGGTATTCGCATCATTTGTTACTCTTCTTATCGCAGCAAAGTTAACTCTTGGGCCGTAATATGTTTGTCCACCACCTGCAGTCTGTCTAATTACAATTTGCCCTGATGTATGTGAAGAGTTTAAATTAGTTAATGTTAGGAAATAACCCAGTGTCCAAATTCCAGTTTTAGGAATTGTATAAACACCTGTTGTTGTATCAAAGCCTGAGGCTGTATCGTATTTTAAGGAATCGAAAGGAACTGAATACAACGTTCCATCGCCTGTTACGTTTGTTTTAGCAACAGCTAGATAAGCAAAAAAACCAGTTGCGCCTTGGAATGTCGGTAATGCCCCTGAGCCATTACTTACTAAAACTTCGCCAGCACTGCCGACTGACGCAACACTTTGAATAGGATTTGTTGAAGTTGTTCCTCCGCACAAGACTGCGTACGAGGTATTAGAAACTACACCGCTACCGCCTTGGGCTACTGGTAGTGGTACTGGAAGTTGTGATGTAAAGCCTTGCGCCATATGTCCTCTGGTTTGTTTATCTTGTATCTATCATAATTTTACTGCACTAATCTTCCCTGAAAAAACATAATCGGTTCACCGTTTCCATTAGCTCTTACCGTTTTTGCTTGTCCCGATATAGCCATTGTTAAATATGCTGTATCTCCAGCGTTCAAATTCGCAATAGCTGTGACATGTTGAACAATATCGTTACCAATATCTTTTAAAGTTTGGGGGTTAAATGCTGACCCAACATATCGGCGAGCAGTTGTTTGTAATGTTACATTACCTCGAGTGCCTGTACCTACATTTCCAAACCATGCATTTCCTACAAACCAATATACACCTGTAATAGGAGCGGTAAAAATTCCAGTAGCATTGTTATAATTGTTGCCAATATCGAAAATTTCAGTATTACAAATTACAGTATAATTCGTGCCGTCTCCTGTCACGTTAGCTATGTCAGCACTTTGAACAGCTGAAAAAGCGGTATTCGATGTATATTTAGCATTTCCATTCGTATCAATTGTTGCACCAGTAGCACTGACAAGTTTTGTGCCGTCATAGACAACAATTCCATTTGTTGTTGCAAATGTAGTCGCACTAGTTCCACCGTTACTAACACTTAGAGGCAATGAAATATTTTGTGAATTTATAAATCCTTGTGCCATAAATCCCCTTAAGTTGTTTCGCAACCGTAAATATTAAACGAACATGTAGCTAGCGTATTGTATACTCTTACAACATCGCCTGCGCCTAACGTTACGCCGAAAGTAGCAGCAAATGTATTGTTTCCCGGAATGTCAATATCATAATAAATATATTGAGCTGCTGTATCGACTGCACCTGCCACAGCTATTGACACTCTAAATTGTGTCGCTGTAGCTGACTGATTAGCTACTGTTATTGTAGAAATACAAGCTTGTGTTGCTGCTGGTACTGTATAAGCATCTGTTAAAGATGCTGCTCCGGGTTTGTTTTGTCCTAGAACCTTATATGTTGTTGCCATTAAGCCCCCATAAGTAAAAATGTAAATGCTGCTGCTGTTTTTGCTACATCTTGAGCAGCAATGGTTATGCTACCCGAGCCGTTTGTAATTGCTATTCCTGAGCCTGCCGACAAAAAACCTACTTTTATATTAGGGCTTGCAGTGGAGCCAATTAAAAGCTGGCCATCTGCTGTAACTTGCCCCTGAACTGGTTCAACGCCTCTAAAGTCAACGTTTGAACCATAAATCACATCATTATCAAAACCAGCCATCAGCTCACCATTGTTTGTATTGTAAAGGCTTTCCAGTTTATTGTAAGAGCTGCCACCCCTGTAACTTGTACCACTGCATTGTTTCCAGAGGCAACCATTGTTGCATTGGCTGCAATTAGTGCGGCTTCTTCGTTTGTAATTTTATCAACTGTGCCACAAACAACCGCTGCTGCGCCAGTTGTTCTAAACGTTGCAAATAAACTGTATCCGCATCCCGCTGGTGTCGTGCTTTCAAATCCCGCAATACGTGCTTCAATAGCATAAGTTGCAGGTGTAGCGCCAAGAGGTATTGTTATTAAATCTGCAGTAACAGCTCCTACTGTTTGACCAGTGCCACTATATGGCGTATCATCTCTTGTAATAGTGATTGTGTTAGATACTGGAACGCCTGTGGTTGTCAGCCCTTCTCCTGTAAGCAAATTAATATTAAATGCTCCATCGGGTCCAACTGCTCCACCAACATCGCCTGTAAGAGTCTCTATATTGGCTAGAGGTGAAGTTTTATCGCTTAAAATACCGCCCTGGCTCATTATTGCCTCTCAACGATTACAGCTTCGATATAGAATGTTCCTGTCGTTGCAACTGTAGGCCCATCTTTTGCATAAAACACAGTGCCTTGAGCAAACATCAAATCATTGTATGAGGGGGAATTGGTTCTAATGTCATACACATTGAAGCTATTTGCTGGCAAGAAAAGCATGTTATTAGTGCCATCCGTAGATATATACACGTCACCATTTGTAGCATTCTTAAAAGTAAGGCAAACAGCAGGAGACGGCAAAGCAGAGCCGACGGCAGCATAGTTTGCTCCAATAGATGCAACTCCCGCACTTCTTAGAGTGTCAAATTTAGCCGAATTTCGATAACCCATTTATTATCCTTGTGTTGCTATGTAAGGCCCTTGGCTTAAGATTCCTTTAAAAGGCAAAGGGTTGCTTACTGTTCTACTTACTTTTTTTTTATTGCTGAGGGTGCTTTTTTAGCACTTATTTTTATTTCTACTTTAGCTTTCGATGGTTTCTTCATAGCTTGCATAAGCTTTTTATCTTCTTTAATGCTTTCTTTAGCTTCTTTGATGTCTTCTTGCAAATGCTTTTTAATCTTCATTTCTTCTTTTTCCTTGCTTGTCCAGATTCTGAAAGAGCTATTGCAAGAGCTTGGCGAGGCTTCTTTACGATTGGCCCCATCTTAGAGCCCATGTGTAAGCTACCTTCTTTAAATTCTTCCATCACTTTCTTTACTTTAGCTTGCTTTTGAGCTTTAGTTTTCATCTTTACATTTCTCACTTGGTAAGGTTCAAATTCACCGATAAAGGCTCTCTGACTAGTCATTAGTTTATAATCAAATAGTTAAAAGTTGATTCGTCCCCTGTTTCAGTAGCAAGTGTGTTATGACGTGTCGATGTAACTACAAAACTACCAGCTGTTACATTGCTTACATGTAAGTCGGCAATAGCTGTTGAAGCGTTTAAACCATCTCTTGTTAAGAATATACTAGAATTAGCGGTTACAGCTGAGTTAGAAACCGTTGCAGTTCCTGCGACTAATACGTCAGTTCCCACAACACCGCCGTTAAGTACAGCCCATTGACCTAGCCCCGCTGTTGCACCTGTGTAACTATAAACTGTGCCATCATAGATCGCTTGATAGCCAATTTTAAAACCAACGTCAGCAGTTGTTGGTGCTCTATTCCAGCTTTCAGGAACTGGTGCTAATTGAATATTTGCGGCTCCTACGCCGTACCCTGTGATATTATTATTGCTGTTTCTAATAGCCATATAACCCTCTTTTTTTCAGTAGATTGCTTGCAGAGAAAAGAATTATCAACAAATTTTGTTCATCGTTTGTCGATTTATTGTCTATAAGTAAAGGGGTTTTTTCTAGCTTGTTTATAACTCTCGACTTATGAAAAGTTCTTCGACAACTTATAAACTATTGCTTTTAGAGAAGAAAACATCTAGTTATCGACATTTCCACAATGTAAGAAGAAGAAGAAGTATTAAGATATAATATTAGTATTCTTCATTAGTTTATGTTGAAATGTTGACAAATATAAAGCATATTTGCTACAATCTTGCCAAAATTTATAGAAGGGGGTTATTATGTCAATACTTGAAGGGCTAATAAGTTTTTGGGGCGGATATTTTTGCGGATATCAAGATCAAAAAAGAAACAATGAAATACAAATGCAACATTTGCAACAATTACATGCACAAGAACGCATTAAACAGCTCGAATTTGAGCTTCAAAGAATGAAGCAAGCTTTGTACTATCATGATGATAAAAAGCCCTAAAAAAGGGCTTTATTTTACTTCTTTAATTGTTTTTTCATTGCATTTGTTGCTTTTTGCAATAACAGCAAAAAAGCCCTATAATTTGAGCTTAGCTTTTTTTGGCTTTGGCTTTGGCTTTGGCTTTGGCTTTCGTTTTGATTTGTCATACTTTTTTGATACTCCCATAATAGTGCTAAAAAAGTCTTTTACAATAGGCTGTTTGTATAAACCTACTTTTTTAGTGTAAGTGTAGGGTTTGCTTGGATCGTCTGGCTCGCTTTCGTCTTGTGCTAAATCTCGTATTTCTTTTGCAACTACAGTTCCCCTTGAATCTGCTATAGATGAATCCCAAGCACCTAAATACGAGTCTCCGCTAGTTATAGGCATTGTCATACCGTTTTGGATACGATTTAGTATATCATCATCAATCGGCTTTCCGTCTTTTCTTTTGTATTCGTAAAAGTCACCCGAAAGCTGGTACATTACAGAGAGATTTTTTTTGTCGGGCGTATGATAAACAAGTCCAAGGGCTGCTGATTTTGCTGCTTCTTCAACTTGTGCGGGATCAATAACAATTTTTGCTGATTTAATAAATTCCGGTGTGCCTTCAAGTTCGTCTATTTTCAATTTCTTAACTTTCCCATCTACATTTACAAGCACTCCTGAGCCTGAAAAAGCCTCAATATTTCCGATTTCATTACTTGGTGTAACAACTTCTTGGCCTTTTTTTACTTTTGAAATATCAAGCTTGGGAAATTCAATTTCTGGTGCTTCAAATTGTTTTAGCGCTTCTCTAG